CGTCTGTATATTCTCTAAGCTTACCATTATAGTCAATAACCGTTAGGTTTTCTGATAATGGTTTAGATAATTTAAACTTACGAATTACTTTTTCGTCAGTCCAAGAGGAACTACCGGTTTGTTTTAGCTTAATGTCGAAACGGAAACCTTGCTTATCACAGAGGTCGTCGTAAGAAACGATTTCACCATCATCCTCAAGCTTATCGAGGATTTTAACATATGACTCACGGTCGAAACCATATGGTACTTCGGTGATAGTCAATTGTGTTTTAGATACTTTATGGAATTTACCATAAACCACATACCGTTGTTCCTCTGGATCAAAGGTTATCTTACCATTAAATTCAGGGAAGTGTACCTGAGGTTTAGTAGATATATTACCACTCGACAAGTAATCACGAACTGCACGAGAAAGCGATTCTGGTGACCGTGGAAGTATGTTTGTGGCGAATCCAGTGGCAATTCCCTTGGTTCCGTTAACCAATACTAAAGGAATAACCGGTAAATAAAACTGAGGTGGTTCGTGTTCAGGATCACTATGTGCCGGAGCTAGGTCAACATCTCTGATGTACTTATCAAAGTTTTCAGATAGGCGCGTATAGACGTATCGTGGAGCACCAGCAGATTGTACTAGACGGGTACCGAAAGAACCTCGACCTTCGACTAGACAAATGTTGTTATTCCAAGTAGCGGCCATAAGTTGCCCAGCTCCGGCGGCAGAAGTTTCACCGTGGTTGTAGCCATAATCCGATATGATACCTGCAATAGCTGAAACTTTCTTGAAGTCTCTTTTACTATTCAGGATTGAGGAATACAGATAAAACCGTTGTACTGGTTTTAAGCCGTCAATCATATTTGGGATTGCTCGACTTTCGACCGTGTACATGGCGAAACTTAACCATTCATTACTTGCGACTTTCGAGATTGGATACTCGTTGGTGTCGGTTGTAAATTCAAGTAAACTCATAGTAAATCCTTTTTAATTTCTAAAACTATACTATCCTATTTTTAAAGGAATGTCAACAGTTAATTTCAGATTAAGTGAAATATTTATCGAGTATATCAAGAACATCTTGGTATTTTGCCATTTCAAGGATCTCACCTTCGATAGCTTCAAACACATCTGGGTGTTCGCCAATACCAGCTGGGTTATTTAGATATACTTCAACATTCATTTTATGTTTATCAATATGACCTCGAGCATGCGAGCGCATTGCGTGAAGCATAAAATCTTGATCTAATGCCATTTAAATTCTCCTCATTTTTCTTGGTTTTTTCTATAGTTACAATAGTAATCCCAACCATAATCATATAAAAGATATGCCCATATGAAACCTATATATGGAACAAAAGCAATATTGAGTAATACCCATGAAAAAACTATTGCTATTACGATGTCATACCATTCTATCATGCCATCATATACTCTTTACGAAGTTGGCTTTCTTTCCCAAACATCATTTGAAAAATGTTTGCGTCGTCTACAGTGACCGTGTCATATGTCGGTTGGTTAACAATACGGTCATATTCTTCTTCGGTCAATGATCCGAGACCTTTGATGTAACGGTGCTTCCAACCAGACTCGCTTTTAATTGCATTAGCATCTTCGTATGTATATAGCCACTTTGCATCTTTGCCTTTAGTTGAAATCATAATAGGCGTACGAGTAATTTTTACACGCTTTTCAGAAAATAGTCGAGGCCAAAACTTATAGAAGAAAGCTAGGAGCAGAGGACTGATATGGCCAATACCATCGTGGTCAGCATCTGTAAGGGTTGCGATATTTTGATATGTCATATCATCGACACTATCAGGATTATTTATATCCAAACCAAGAACAGCAATCAGCTCGCTCAGTTCTTTATTCTTAAGAACATCAGCCGGTTTCATATCCCAGGTATTCATAATCACACCACGAAGTGGATATGCGCCAACTTTATTAGCGTCACGAACCTTAAGTAAGAAACCCATAGCCGAATCACCTTCGACGATTTTAAGTGTCGCATCATCACGATTTGCTGAAATGTGTTTGGCAACCTTCACTTTACGCAATTTCTTTTGGGCCATGGTGGCAGCCCGGCGATCAGCCGCAATTTTCTTAGCTAATTGAGCTTCGATAATTGGATCAATAATATCAGGTGTATTTAAGATTTTATGAGCAAAATGCTTAGCTTCCTTAATACCTGACTCGTTAGCATGGTCTTTGACGTTGCCCCAAGGGTTTGTCAAACGTTCTTTTGTTTGTGAGTCAAACTTTGGATTCATAAAGTTTCGAGCAAACATAACGAAGGTCAAACCATTTTTAATTGTTGACTTGACTACTTCGATTTTATGTTTACGCTTAATCATAACGACTAATTCGTCAACAATTTGACTCATAATAAAATCGACATATGAACCACCTTGACGAGTGTTCACACCATTAATATATGAGTTGGTACGAAAACCATCATCAGATGATGTAATGAAAAACGAAAGGTTATCGGTTTTTTCCATAATTGAGGAAGGACCAAAAAGCTCAGCATATTTTTTAAGGTTGTTTACCTTGATACGACGCTTATTAAAAGAGAATGCAATCTCTGGAAATGCCATCTGCAAGCTGATAAGACGATCCTCAAGCAATGGGATGGTGTCTAGTTCATCTAAGCTATTAGCTTCGAACAATGAGAAATCAGGAACAAACAAAACTTCTGTTCCATTTCCATCACGTTTCGACTCTTTAAGATTAATCTGGTTTGCACCATCTTTACAGGCAACCGTGATTAGATTTCCATTTTGCCAGGTTTTCCCTGTAAACTTCGATGAAAGAAAGTTGGTGGCTGCTGAGCCAACACCATTTGTACCAATGGTAACTCGTTCATCATCAAAAGATGTACCGGCATTTACTCGAGTCCAAGCGGCTTCAGCCTGAGGAATACTCCGGTCTGTAGCTTCGTCGTAAACAGATTTCTGTGGAATACCACGACCATTATCTGTAATAATGATTGCACCATCCATACGAACTGATACGTCTATTTTATTAGCATAAATAAAGTTTGTACGAATGGCCTCGTCGATTGCGTTATCCAAGATTTCGTCAATCATTTTTGATAAGGCCGGAACATACTTTGCTGTTTTCCATGTACCCATAACGAAGCGTTCAACTTCTTCCTGGGCGCTTGAACCCATGTACATACCAATACGTTCTCTAACGTGCTGTCTAGCCGTTAAAATTTTGAAATCTTCACTCAAGGGTGATACCTCCATTTTGTATTCATTATTAATCTATCACATGTAAAAGGGAATGTCAATGGTTAATTTTCATTTTTCCTATCCAATGTGTACAATCGTCACATGGATCGTCAAAAGCGTGAGGTGCTTGGGTCATCCAAACCTCTTTGATTGTTTCTGGTGTTGTATTTATAACCATTGCTTCCTGCCTGATGCGATTCTTAATAAATACTATCATAAGCATGTTTAAATGTCAATAGGAAAAATGAAATGATTACAAATTATTTGTCACCGGTAAGCTTTAAAGTAGCTATAGATCGCCTTCCAAACGTAGAATTTTTTACTCAAAAGTTCACATCGCCATCTATCAGTATGTCACCAGTCGAGCAACTATCTCCTATCCATAGAATGTATCAAACTGGAGATAGATTAGAATATAGCGAATTTGAGCTTTCATTCGTAGTAGATGAAAATATGAATAACTATAGAGAAATTTTAAATTGGATGGAAGGGCTTGGCAGCCCGGAAAACACAAACCAATTTAAGGATCTCCAAGCTAGTAAATATGGTACCGTATCAGATATTACCGTTATAGTTGAAAATAGTGCTCGAAACAATAATCTAAAATTTACGTTCACAGATTGCTTTCCTATATCCATTTCAGGTGTTAACCTCGATGTGACTAATGCTGATGTATTTTACCCAGAAGCTTCAGTATCCGTGAGGTACACAAATATGAAGGTTGAAAATTACAGTTGACATTCCCACCAAAGTGTGATAGAATAATATAGAATTAGAATTTATCATGGGGTTACATTATGAGTACTGACGACATCAGTGACGTTTGGTCTAAGGACTGTAAAATAGACGAGACAAATTTGGCTGGAGAAGCCAAGCGCATACCTGAACTTCATAGTAAATATTACAATATGTATTATAAGGAAGCTCTCAAGGTTAAAAAATTACGATCTGATTATAAGGAACTCGAGCTATTAAAAAGAGAATGGCTTGACGGTACTATGGCCGAAGAAGATTTAAAAGAACTTGGATGGCGTCCAAACCAAAAAAGAATTATCCGACAGGATATGGATAAATATATACAAGCAGATAAAGACATTATTAATATGAGTCTTAAAATTGATTATCACTCAGCTCGAGCCAATTTTCTCGAAGATATTGTTAGAACTATTCATGGTCGAAACTTCATTATTAAATCAATGATAGATATTTTAAAATTCCAACATGGAGAATATTAATGGAAATTAATAACGTATATGGGCATCCAATGGTATATCCTAATAGCGAAAATATTTTACCGCCCTTGGAAAAAGAACGTATCCGTGTTGTCGAGGCTGCCACGCGTGCAGACATTGAACTCAATCGTGTGAAGAGAATCGAAGAGCGTATAGAAGAGATAAATAGTCTTAGACAACAAGCGGTATTACGATATACTCCAAATGGAGAGGAAATTTTACCTGCTGTTACTGAAGGTGAATTTGTAGATATTGAAGTATAGGTTATAATGGATATTGTGAATGTTGAACGCTTAAATGCCGTTCATTTAAAAATTGATTGTGAAGCTGGTATTAAGATGGAACTCGAAACTTATTTTAAGTTTCAGCCTCAAAATTATCAATTTTCTCCCGCATATAAAAATAGAGTATGGGATGGATGGATTCGTATCTTTTCGCCTATGAGACCTGTTTTATATGTGGGGCTTTTCCACAAATTAAAACAATTTTGCGAGGACCGTGGTTATGAACTACGAGCTGATGAAACTCTTTTGCATGGATATAATATTCCAGACGATATTGGTTTTCAGTTAGCGAAAGATTTTAATGTAAAATTTGAGCCTAGAGATTATCAAAACAAATACATCGTAGATGCTTTAAGATCCGGTCGTTCTCTTTCGTTATCTCCAACTTCGTCAGGTAAATCATTAATCATTTATTTAATGATGCTATATTATAGAGAACAATACGATTATAGAACACTTATTATCGTTCCTACGATATCTCTCGTGCACCAGATGGCCGGGGATTTTATAGACTATGGGGAAGACCCTCAGAATATCTATAAGATTCAAGGTGGTGTTGATAAAGAGACAGATGCACCTATTGTAATCAGTACTTGGCAATCTCTTATCAAACAACCAAAGGGATGGTTTAAACAATTCAAAGTTGCACTTGGTGATGAAGCACATTTATTCCAAGCTAAATCATTACAAAAAATTATGGAAGGTCTTGATGAATGTCATTATAGACATGGATTCACGGGAACCTTGAAATCAGACGAAAGTAAAACTCATAGGCTTGTATTGGAAGGCTGCTTCGGACCTGTTCATAAACACGTTACTACAAAGGATTTGATTGACTCTGGTACGGTTGCAGATTTTAAAGTAAAAGCAATTGTATTATCTCATAGCCCAGAAGTTCGTAAAGGATTCATCGATGCATTTAAGACTATTAAAGAATCGAGCAAAAAATATCCTGCAGAAAGAGAATTCCTAGTAAATAATCATAAAAGAAATATCTTTATTCGTAATTTATTATGGTCGCTCGAAGGTCAAAACAATTTGGTTTTATTTGATCTTGTTGAGAAACATGGTAAAATCCTTGAGCCTATGCTTCGTAAAGACGATCGCCAATTGCATTTTATATATGGTGGAACCAAGGGTGATGAGCGTGAACGTATTCGCCATTTGATTGAAGAAGATCCTATTAAGCAACATGACATCCTCGCATCTTATGGTGTGTTTTCAACCGGAGTTAATTTGAAAAAGCTTGATAATGTTATCTTTGCGTCTGGATCTAAATCAGAAATTAAAGTTCTTCAATCTATCGGTCGTACCCTTAGGAAGGGTAACGACGCGGACTCC